TAGGATCCCTCTCTCTCGGAGATGCGGTCCTGACCGTTGAGCTGCAACTTGGCAGTGACGACGGGGTTCTCGCCCCAGCAGTGCATGTCGAGGGCAGTCTCAGCAAGGACATAGGTGCCAGCATCGGAAACATAAGATCCGGTGTTGTTGCCACCAGCAACAGTGCTGAAAACATTGTTAGTGCCTCTGTCGTTGATGTTGGCACCGCCCTGGAACTCAGTGCCAGAGGTGACAAGACCATCAAGGGCACCAGCCATCTGGAAAACACCGCCAGAGATGAAGGCGTTGGCACCAGAGGTGGCATCGGCACCACCAAAGACGTGGATAGCAGGGGGAAGGGCATCAATGGAGTCAGTGTAGTTGAAAGCCTGAGATCCGAGGACCTTGTAGAGCTGGTTGCCGCCGATCAAAGAACTGCAATAATCGACGTTGGCATCGGGCTGAACAACCCAGATGAGCTCCTTGCAAGGGTGGTTGAAGTTGATCTTGATCTTGTTAGAAGAAGATCCAACGGACTCATCACCAGTGTACTGGAGTTGCTCAATGAGGTACTCGTGGGGGTTGGAAGCCATCTTTCTGCGCTCATCAGTGTCGAGGAAGATGAAATCAACATAGATGGAGGCAGCAACAAGGGACTGCTGGTAAGCCTGGGTGACAGAGACAGATCCAGAGGTGGCAGCAATGTCAGTGACAGCCCACAAGCACTCACCAATGGGTCTGAAGTCGATGTTGATCTTAACCTCGTGGTACTGGAGAGCAACGAGGGGAAGAGCAAGACCGGGGTTTCTGCAGAACCAGAAGAGGAGGGGGATGTAGAGGGTGGTCTCAGGGAGAGCCTTGCGGGGGGCGCAAACCTGGCCGGGACCGCCAGCAGCAGAGCAGGGTCCGTTGATGTCGGCAAAGTCCTTATCAATGAGGTAGGTGAGTTGGGTGGTGTGACCAATCATCTTGTAATAACCTCTCTGCTGCTCAGCAGAAAGGGTGAGTTGATTCCAGATGTGCATCCAGTCACCATACTGTCTGTCGATTCTCTGGCCACCAATCTCGATCTCAACCTGAGAGATGAGCTGCTCGCCGGGGAAATCTAACCAACGGGCATAGACACCAGCAGCAGATCCCTTCATCTCCTGGTTGATCTCAGGGAGAGTAACCTGGACGTAGGTTCTGTAAGCAAGATCTCCGTTTCTGGAGATGGTGCAAGAAACACGGCGACCGAAATCAGCCTGTCCGTTGAATGTCTGCTCGATGGACTCCATCGCGAAGTTGGTGTGGCGTCTGTAAGACACCTTCCAGTAAGTGATTTCAGGGGTTCCGGTTAAGAACACATCCTGAGCGCCGTAAGCTACTAATTGCATCAATGCTCCTCCCATTTTTTTTTATATACTTAAAAACTATTTTTTCCTAAATGTTTGTACTCATATAGCGCACACATGCTATATAAAATGGAAGTTTCGCACATTTTTCAAAAACACACATCTACACAATTCCTGTATGAAAAAGCGAAAAAAACACCGATTTTCAAGGGTCGCATGTAGAGCACCATTTTTTTGCGCCATGTCCCGACTTTTAAAAGTGAGGACATATTTTAGAACAAATGCCGAAATTGTGCAAATATGAAAATTGCCGACTTCGCGCTACAGGTGATTATTGCGGGTTTCATAAAAATGTGTGTGCGAATGCGAATGCGAATACAAGTGCTAACGCGAATGCGAATACAAGCACAAGTGCCAGTGCAAGTGCCAAATGCAAACATGGTCAAAGCACCCATTTATACAAGGGTTATTGTCGCAATTGTTATTTAAAAAAATATTCCGACGATCCGATGTCATTTCAGATGAAATACAAAGACAAGACCTTGGCAACATATGAATATATTAACACACGATTTGACGGATTTGCTGAATTTCAAGGGTCAGGACCCGGGTCCAAAGGACCCTCCAATAGAGGCATCAAAATAAATGACACATGGTTAATAATTTCTTGCAACACGTGCGATGCCCAAGACACCCACAAAATGCCCCAAAAATACATATCTGTGCAATTTAATACAGATAAATATAAATGCTCTAAAACAGGAAAAACAGTGAATCCTATGTTGTATAAGCGCTTGCCTCTATTGGAAGACGCCATAAACCGGCAAATCGAAAAGATTTTGCACACTTCGATAGAGGCAGACCATGATTGCGATTTCATAAAGATAGATTGTCATTTATGAATTTATCTAAATAGTCCTCCATAAAGACCTCTTTTTTGCCTTCGTGGTTTTTCTGAAAAATATAGCGCCCGTCCCGTTTTTTCACCGTCCAACCCTTTTCTAAACAGTTGTAGATAAATATCATTTTTTGCATTGTCTTCATGTCCAGATTCATATCGCTCAAATTCACCGTCTTCATTCAATACAATATGTATTCACATTGTTATTCGTTTTTTACCTCACACGCTTTCGTGTTTTATGCCTCCTTGGAATTAGCAAAATGCGCACCACAAAATCAGTGGCAAACACAATAATCATCACACAATGCAAAATCAAAAAAATGCAATAAACAATATAAAAATCTAAGGTCTATATTATTTAGCACATGAGCACTATAACCATCGCCGATTCCGTATCTGAACCAATCCTGGAAGAATCCACTGCACGATTCGTAATGTTTCCCATACAAAACCAAGAAATCTGGAAAATGTACAAAAAACAGGTCGACAGTTTTTGGCGTGCGGAGGAGGTGGATTTGTCGAAAGACCTCGGTGACTGGAGCAAATTGAATGCCGACGAGCAATATTTCATCTCTATGGTCCTGGCATTTTTCGCGGCAAGCGACGGCATTGTTATGGAGAACTTGGCAATCCGTTTTATGGATGATGTACAACTTGCCGAGGCGCGCGCCTTTTATGGATTCCAGATTGCCATGGAAAATATCCACTCCGAAATGTATAGTCTGCTCATTGAGACATATATCAAAAACAAGGAACAAAAACAGCGTCTATTCGCCGCAATAGAGAATTTCCCCTGTATTAAGAAAAAGGCAGACTGGGCGCGGCGCTGGATTGCCGGAACCGATTCGTTCGCCACACGATTGGTGGCATTTGCCTGTGTAGAAGGCATTTTTTTCAGCAGCAGTTTCGCGGCAATTTATTGGATCAAGAAACGCGGATTGATGCCCGGACTCACCTTGTCGAACGAGTTTATTAGCAGAGACGAGGCACTTCATACAGAATTCGCGATTCTTCTGTATTCGGGTCTTCGCAACAAATTGCCGAGCAATGTTTTGACAGCAATTATTAAAGAGGCGATAGAGATTGAGAAAGAATTCATATTGGAATCGTTGCCGTGCCGTCTTATTGGAATGAATTCTAAAATGATGTCGCAATACATTGAATTTGTGGGAGACCGGTTGTGTTTGCAGATGGGCGTGGAGAAGATTTATGGAAGCGCGAATCCGTTTGATTTCATGGAACTGATTAGTGTGGAGACGAAATCCAACTTTTTTGAGCGCACGGTGAGCGAGTATGCTTTAGCAAACAAGGAGGTCGCATCAGATGTATTTGCATTAACTTGTGAATTTTAAAGGACCCGACAGCACCGAAGGACCCGACAGTACCGAAGGACCCGACAGTACCGAAGGACCCGACAGTACCGAAGGACCCGACAGTACCGAAGGACCCGACAGTACCGAAGGCACTCAAACATTTACACATTTTATTATATGACATAAAATGTATAATGAGTGTACCAAGTGGCGGTGGCGGTTACAGCAGTAGTGGCAGCATAGCACCAGAAATATTATATTTGGACAAAGTTAAATTATTAAAAGGTTGTTTTCAACCAAATTCAATCGAGTTTTTAGAGATTGCATTGGGCAGCAATACACAAATGTCATTGACAACAGTTCGCGAAAGATTAATGAGTTTTATGCCCGAATTCATAAATAAAATCCAAATGGAGGAACTCTACCACACTGCAAAAACCATAATATACCTGTGTGACAATTATGCAAGTGAATTTAACAACGGTAATTCTATGCCAGACTTGAAGGAGCATGCTCATTCGGTATATTCGCTCGGACATGGAAACATAAATACAAAATACAACCGCAAAACAGGAAAGCACGAATTTTCCATTGTGTATCCTGAAAATATGGACAAAAGAATCGAATCACTCAAGACAACATCAATTACAAATGAAACTGCTGTAGGATGCACATCATATCATTTTCCAAGTTATTCCGCAGAATTAGAAAAAATCGGCAAATCACGAGGAGAATTTTCGCACAATTCAAAATCACATTTGCGAGATATTCAAACAAACCACCTGGAAGAATATATTAAAAAATTGGAATCCAAAAGCAAAATGTTAGAAAAACGCATCGATGACCCGGACGACGACGACGACGAACCACTCACAAAGGAGGAAAAAAAACAGATTCAGGATGAGATAAAAAAATCAAAAACCACAATCAAAGAAATTGAAAAAATAATAAAAAAAACGGACGACGGAAAAAGCAAATTAATGAAAACATACAGCAAACAAAGTTTGGAAATTATAAATGTACAATTTGCAAACAGAAGAGAAGACGACCTTGATATATTTTCCAATAGTGGAATCATCTACATACCGAAGATCAAAGGCAGATTGCCAAAAGACTTTGCAGTATTCATAAATGCTTATTTGGACGCAAAATCTTTCAGTGGCGATGTTGATTCGTCTTATTATATTCAAATGCGCACTCATTCAACCGGCATTTCAATGACCGGTCAATCATTGATTGACACATTGACATTCGACCAAATTCTCAGGTTCATTGATTACTGTATCGAAAAGCGGAATTACAACAAAGACTACGCATTTTGCATATATAAACATCCAAATGCAAAATACGGTTCATTGGCATACGAAATAGTCAAACAGTATGTTGCGCAGTCCGGATCAGAAGATATGAAATTGTTATTTTATGCGAATTTTTGTTTTGACAATATTGTTTTTACAACAACAGAAGTGCGCGACAAAGCACACACGTCTCGCATATTAATTAACAACAGTGAAAAACTGCTAGAAATGCTCACAGTGCTGGAAATAATGTCTTGTTGCGGTCCTCACGAATTCATCAATAGTTCCTGTATGACAACCAGCATCAGCGAGAAAGATGTTATCAAGGAAATGTCAGAGTACAACATAGGGACACAGCATTCCCAATTATCACAGAGCGATTTTGATTATTTGTTTTCCACGCAAAACTCTGCTGCGTCTAGCAGACCAGCAACGCCCCCGTTTTCTCCACTGTCGCCTTTGGTGATACCCAACGGATTAACGCTGGACGATTTGGCAACGTCGCCTTTAACGCCGCCGTTTTCGCCGCTAGAAGATTTGGCAACGTCGCCTTTGACGCCGCCGTCATCTCCATCGTCACCTTTAGTAATACCGAGCAAATTGTCTTCTAAAAAAACAAAAAGAATTGTGGAAAAAACGACCAAAAAAGGCGGCAGTGCAAAAAGGACGACCAAAAAAGGCAATACACGAAAACACAAAAGGTAAATGTCTATTTATTTTTATATTTGGGAATTTCATCAATGTTTATTACAATTTGGTCTTTGGGCAAAGTTTTTCCATGATTTATGAAGGATGCAAACAAAGGACTAGTCAATTGATTTTTGGGTGTATGGGCGTGCACAGTTCGCGCAATCATTTTGTATAATTTGAACCCGGCATATCGTTCTTGCCCGTTTTTTTTATAAACAACATTCTTGTTTTCGTCGTCGGAGCACCATTTTTTGATAAGAGTGTCCAATGGATCGTCTGACGCATTTGCGTCATCATAGTCATCGGCAAAAAAATCATACATGGAGCATCCAAGACGACACAAGTCAAAACTGAAATTGGGGTCGAGTCGCGGTTTCGACTCATTCAAAAACGGTTCGCAATTATACTGCGAATAGGCATCGCCATTGGGCGCAAAACTGTCACTACAGAATGTCTTGTCTTGGAATCGATAAATCGCGCGACCAAAGTCGATGAGTTTGTAGATGCGCCCGTGTGTGGGAACAGTGTACCAGGTGTTTTCAAAACAGTAATTGATGTGCGTTTGATTGGTCGACACATACATGATATTGTTGGTG